TTCTAGGGTAGCTCACCCTCATGGGTGTCCATACAAGGCGCATTGCTGGTATGGTGGTGAGGACCAGCGAAGACGCCCGCACGCGGCGCCGCTGGCAAAGCATTCACCATGACCATCACCTGCCTCTGGGCATGGGTCGCCATCGTGCTGACCCTGCCACTCATTGCCCTCTGCTGGGCGACTGAATCCACTGACCAACGTGTCCGCAGGCTGCGCCGCTACGGCACCAGCCAGCGCGTCATTGCCCAACAGCTCGGCATCACCACCTACCGCGTGCGCAAGGCCCTGGCCTAGATGCTGCGGATCTGCTGCATGTCACTACGACTAGGCACGACTAGGGTCAAAGCACGGGGTCACTAGCCCCAGCCTTCCGGTCGCTGCTCATGGGGATGAGCGCCGGGTCTACCGGAAACGACCATGGCCAACCTGAGCCTTTACACCCGTGCGCCACGGCGCATCAGCATCACGCTGCCACTGCACCCCTATGAGCAGCTGCTGAAGCGCAGCGACTGGGAGGGGCGCTCGCTGAGCAACCTGGCGGCGTTCCTGCTGGAGCAGGCGCTGAACGACCTTGAGCGACCGCAGGGGGGCAAGTAGGAAAAAGCCAGTTGGTATTGCGTCACTATCGCTGCAGCATCGCTGCGCTAGCGGTCGGTAGTCTCCGGGCTACCCCTGCGCTACTGCTGATGCCGCAGCTCAATTTCATGATTCCAGCGGACCTGCTCGACAGGATCGATGCCGCAAAGCCCGACTATCTAGACAGGAAGGGCTTTCTCTGCCTATTGCTAGACCAATCACTAACTAGGGGCTTGACAGGGGGGAGTAACCTACCCGCGTACTGTGTCGGTGCGGGAACCAGCGATACAGCTCCAACCTCCCACGTAGAAAGTTCACAGGGACTTTCAGCCGTGGAAGGTCGCACAGACGAGAGTGCCTCCGCACCTCAGGAGGATTGCCCTCCCCTTGAACCAAAAAAAAACAAGAGTATTAACAAGGGTAGAAAAGTCCTTTCTTACCCCTTGGAATTTGAAGAGTTCTGGGGGTTGTACCAGAGCCTGCCGGTCAAGGCCGGGAAGCAGTCGAAGCCGCTGGCATTGAAGGAATGGCAGGCTGCCTGCGACGAGGTGCGGCCTGCTGACCTGCTGCGGGCGGTGCAGATGGCCATGGAGGTGCAGCACGCGGAGCTACGCAGCCCCAGAAGCTTCACGGTGGCCATGCCGGACTGTTTTCGGTGGCTGAGGGACTGCTGCTACCTAGCGTTGCTTGAAGGCCACCAGACGCGGCAGCCAGAGCTGATCATCCCTGGCCAGACGGTGCTCTGATGAAGCTCTACGACCCCACCAAGGCCGGCACCTTCGTCTGGCCCATGACCAAGGGCAAACCCGGTGAGCCGACCACCTACCAGCTGACTAATACGGACAGCGCGGACAACTGGGAAAAGCAAGGTTGGCAAATGGCTGGTCCGCATCAGGTGGGCCGCTACGACGAGGAAGGCTGCTTCTGCACCTACCTGCCGCCGATTGATGGGCGCCACGGCGGCCTGGGCCGCTATGCCCGGCATCCCTTGGCTGAGCAGGCCAAGGAGAGCTACGAGCGCGACCTGATCCAAAGCCGCTACGGCACTCCGTCGTGGAATTAACCGCTAGCCATGACTAGCTCTAGCTCTGACCGCCTAGTCCCATGAACCCAGCATTTGATTCCTATTCCGTCCGCCTCACCCTGCAGCGCGGCATCACTGCCGGTCATTGGACCCTTGCCGATCTCGACCAACCCAGTCGAGGATGGCTAGAGACCAAAGAACAGGCATCACACATCCCCGCCTTCGTCCATCCCCCATACCGCAATCTTCTCCGTGATCAGCCCCCCACCGAAGCCGTCCAACCCATCAACCCACGCGACTTCGACGTGGCTGCAACCCCTAGGGCTAACGAGGGATCCAGAAACATGGACCTACTCCCTCAACGATGGCCAGACCAGCCACAGGTTCCCGATCTCAGTGACCGGAGTCATCTCAGCTGTAACCAAGACCCCGGAACAAATGGCCCAGATCATGGCCAAACGCCACGTCTGGGAAGCGCGTGGCAATACCACGCACCAAGCGTTGGAGCATTTCGTCAACCATCGCTGGAACCCGGCGACTACCTGGAAGACCCCGCCGAGCCTGACTTCTGACAACTACAAACCCTTCAGCACCTACATCCAACCTCTGCTGGCCCACCCCATCTGGGAATCCATCACACCTATCGGCTCGGAGCTGATGGTCTATTGCCTAAAGCGCAACGTGGCCGGCACCCTCGATCTCGCCTTTCAGTTCCCAGACGGCACCTACGGCATCGCTGACCTCAAAACGCTCGGTCCTGCTGGGCGGCCCTATGACATCACCCCCCAGCTTGGTGCTGGCGTTCACATGGCTGGTGATCGCTATGGGCTGCTGTTCAGCCGGTGCCTCAGCATCTGGGCCAGACCGGGTGGAACACAGATCCAGACCCATGACGCCCAAGAGTGCCTCGATGCGTGGTGGTCCGTTCTGGAGCAGTACGAAGCCCGCTTCAGACCGTTCTGACCTACCGCTAGCCAATTCACTTGCGCTAGCGCAACCTAGGGGCTATGGTTCAGAGCAAGGGGGCGACCCCACCACCACACAACACCTATGCCTCATCCTTCCCCTACGCTTCCGCACGCTGGGTCGGTCCTTCCCGTAAGGCAGGACGCCGCGTGTGGCGGTATCGGAGGCCCAGCATCCCTTTGCACCACCCTCCCGCCAGCTCAGCCCAGCCTCGATGAATCCGAGTCTTGGCACTTTGTCTCGGCAGTCTGTGAAGACTCCTGCGGTCCCACCGAGCTGGACCACTTCCACAGCCTTTTCCAATCCGACGGCATCCCCTACACCGTCCAGCACTTCCCCATCGTTCCCCTAGCAGAGCGCGACCTCGACGACGCTGATTCCTGGTACGCCTCAGCCTTGACCCCAAGCCAACGCAACCCATCCCTTCGCTGACCACTGCCACTAGCACTAACGAGCCACAACCCATGACCTCCCAACCCATCTACGACACCACCGCTGGCATCCGCCACTTCACCCACCGCCGCGTCGATCCCACCCTCGACGTGGAGCGCTCAGCCATCAAACGCCTGCTCGCTGACTACCAAGCCCGCGTCAACGAGTTTGAACCCGGCAGCTGGGCTGACGGTCACATCTCCGGTGCCATCGAGGCCATCGAACGCGTCCTCCTCATGGAACTGGAATGAAACACGACATGACCCCCTGCATCCGCTACCGCGCCTGGCTGGCCTGTACCGGACGCATCCCTTCCCCAGAGCATCCCGCCAATCCCTACGAGTGGGCCTATCTCCGCGAAGAGCTGCGGCTTTATCCCAAATGGGTTCACAGCATGTGGTCCAACTGCAACCGCCAGCGGATGCCTGAACCCGGCTTCAGCGGTTTCTCTGATCCTGATTTTGATGCCTGGCTGCAACGCATCTACCTCCCGCAAGAGGTGACCGCATGACCTCTCCCCAACTTCCTCCGTTCCTCAACCACCCCACCACCGTGACCACCCATGCCACGCACCGCCGCGTTGACCGCTCCAACCTCTACGCCTTCCTCTTCTTCACAGCCATCTTCGCCGTCATCATTGCCCACGCTGGATGATGTCCTTGAGCGCATCTCCCTGGCCAAAGCCATTGCCAAGGAAGGCGAGAGAACCCTAAAAGAAGCGCTCGCAGACCTCGATGCCCTCGTGGACGCTGGTGAAGTAGACGCCAGCGAACCGTTGATCTGGGACGACTACAAGCTGACCAGCAGCACCCGCAAGTCCTACACCTACCCCGAGCACATCATCAAGCTGCAAACTTCCCTTAAGGCAGCGCAAGAGATGGCCGTGGCCTTGGGTGAAGTCGAAACCAAGCTCACCACCTTCTGGACCATCCGCAGCCTCTGATGATCCCTACCGCTGCCCTACGCCAGGCCCTGCAGCCGCCACCCATCGACCCCAACTCTGCGGCGTACCAGCAAGGCATGACTGACACCCTCCACGGTCTGCTGTGGATCTTGGAAGATCGTCTGCAGCATCCCTTGGCACCCTCAGCCAAAGGTGAACTGCAACGCCTGCGCAACCTCTTGCAAGAACGTTTTAACTGATGACGTACCTGACGGGCCACAGCCAAGAAATCTCAGAACTACTTGCTGCACTAAAAATTGCTCGCAAGGGCGTTACGGGTCTTCGCTTGATTGTTGAACCCCACAGCGTCGTGCGACTTGAACTGGAGCGACTTGTCTCTGATGACGAAGTGAAAAAGCTAACGACGTGGATCCTTAAGAAAGGCCTTCAAGGCAAGCAGCTGGATGACTGATCGCAATACCCATCGCTGAAGGCGCATGATCACCTTCACTGTGGCAGGGATGCCGCCCGCCCCTCAAGGCAGCAAAAAATGGGTTGGGGGCTCTCGCATGATCGAGTCTTCCAAAAACGTCAAGCCCTGGCGGTTCCTCGTTCAACAAGCAGCCGTTGCCCTCAACCAACCAACCATCACCGGCCCCGTCTCCCTCTCCTGCATCTTCCTATTTCCCCGACCCAAGTCCCACTACACCGCCAAAGGCATCCTCAAACCCTCAGCACCCACTTTCCATTCCGTCAAACCCGATGGCAGCAAATGCTTGCGCTCTACTGAAGATGCTCTCGTCGACGCTGGCCTTCTTCAAGATGATGCGCGCATTGCTATCTCCTCCCATACCAAGCGCTACACCACACCCTCCGAACACCCCGGTGCCATCATCACCATCATCCCCTTGGCAACCTAATTCCAGCAGTCCAGGCCCTATGGAACCCTGGTCCATCGTTGCCGAACACCCCTACGACGGTGAACCGTTTGGCATCGTCATGAAGGACGATTCCACCTTCACCGAAGCGGAATACATCGCCCGCCAGCTCCTGGCCACCTTCCGCATTACCGGCGGCTACTTCCCCACCCACCACGACGAACCCCTTAACGGCCATTACCTCTTCACCTACACGGTTGCCCCGGAAACCATCCCCCGCCTAGCGACCATCTGGGCACACTCGTTTGAAGACGCCGAACTCAGACTGAACCTTTTGGCCGCAGATGGCACGCTCTTTATGCCATCGCCCGGTTAAACTCTGGGCATGGGAAACATCTCTGACCTTAAGTTCGACCACAAGAACGCACGCAAGCGCACTGATAATTCCACCCGCCTAATTCAAGAGTCCCTTCAGCGTTACGGTGCTGCCCGCTCCATCGTCATTGACGAGGACAACCGCATCCTGGCCGGCAACGGCACCATCGCTGGCGCCCAAGCGCTAGGGCTAACGAAGCTCAAGGTCATCGAGGCAGCAGGTGACGAGATCATTGCTGTGCGCCGGTCTGGCCTCTCCGAAGATGAAAAGGTCGGCCTAGCCCTAGCCGATAACCGTGCTGCCGAGCTATCGGACTGGGACGCTCCAATGCTCCAGCAGCTCAGCGAAGAGCACGACATCGCTCCATGGTTTGAGCAGGAAGACCTCGATGCCATCCTCAATGCTGCCGAGCAGCTAGAGCCCGTCGAAGGCAACACCGATCCTGACGACGTACCAGAGCCCCCAGCAGACCCCATCACCAAGCCCGGTGACCTGTGGGTGCTTGGCAACCATCGCCTGCTCTGCGGTGACTCGACAGACACCGTTGCTCTAGAGCGTCTTACGGAAAACCACCCCGCCGACCTTTGGCTCACAGATCCTCCCTACAACGTCGCATACGAAGGCAAAACCGCTGATGCCCTAACCATAAAAAACGACAGCATGTCCAATGCTGACTTTCGGCAATTTCTTCACGACGTTTACGTGGCAGCTAACTGCTTTCTAAAGCCAGGCGCATCCTTCTACATCTGGCACGCCGACTCCGAGGGCTACAACTTCCGTGGTGCTGCCCACGACATCGGCTGGAAAGTTCGCCAATGCCTTGTTTGGGTCAAATCCGTCATGGTCATGGGCCGTCAGGACTACCAGTGGAAACATGAACCATGTCTTTACGGCTGGACCGGAGGCGCTGCACATTTCTGGGCATCAGACCGCAAGCAGACCACCGTTCTTGAATTTGACAAGCCACGCCGCAACGGCGAGCACCCCACCATGAAGCCTGTGGACTTGTTCCAGTACCTCATGGCCAACTCCACCAAGCCCGGTGCCGTTGTCCTCGACTCTTTTGGCGGCTCTGGCACCACAATCATTGCCGCCGAACGCTTAGGCCGCAAAGCACGGGTCATGGAACTGGACCCTGCCTACTGCGACGTGATCGTCAAGCGCTGGGAAGACTTCACCGGCCAAACCGCCATCTGCTTCCCCTCTGAAGCTCACTTCACCGAGGCACAGGAGGCTGCCTGATGGCACCCGCTCGTGGCCCCAAAAAGGAAACCCTCGAACGCGCTGAACGCTTCGCACGCATCATCGCCACAGGTGGCCGGCGCTCGGATTGCATCCGCTACGCACGGGAAAACTGGGGGGTCAAAGACGATGCCTGTGATCTTTACCTCCGTGTCGCCCGCGAGAAGCTGAAGGCTGACTGGGACATCGAACGCCCCCAGATGATTGCTGACCTGCTCTCGCAGTGCTCCACGCTGCAGCTGGAAGCACGCCGCGCTGGGCAGTACCACATTGCTCTGGGTGCCATTAATACAGCTGCCAAGCTGGCGCAGCTGTGTTCCTAAAGCCAGAGGTAAACTAGGCAAAAGAGGCTTTGGCCATGCCGATTCGTCGTGACTCTCGCGGAAGGTTTGCTGGTAGCGGCAGCATCAGCACTGCCACCCGTGCAACTACTACAGGCCCTAGGGCCAGAAGAAATGCTGCAACGATGAAGCAGGAAATTGCTGGGCGGACCGAGAATGCTCGTTATCAAGCCCGGAGTTCTAGAGCTACAAATCGAAACCGCCAGCAAGCGATTGCAGATGGAGGCTCTAAACAGACTCTTTCGCGAATCAATAATACGCTTGGCGGCGTTTCAGCAGGAGCAACTCGACGTGCAAATCGAAGTCGTTCTAAAGCTAAAATCATGGAGCGTGAACGCCGCAGCCTCCTCCGTCGTGGCTCAAGGCGTGGAGGCGGGTGAGCATTCTTACTGCTGTCCGTGAAGGCCACGTCCTTCAGCAGCTAGGCCAAAGCGGTGAGCTGATTGATACAACCAAGCTGCTGACCCGCATCCGTGCCGACCTGCACCCCGGTCAGCTGGCTTTTGTCGATGACACCAGCACCCAGATCATTGGCATCTCCGCTGGATACGGAGCTGGCAAAACCCGCTCGCTCTGCGCCAAGGCGGTCCACCTAGCCGCTGCCAACCAAGGCTTCATCGGTGCGGTGATGGAACCCACTGGCCCCCTGATCCGCGACATCTGGCAAAACGATTTCGATGACTTCCTAGAGGCTTACGACATCCCCTACACCTTCCGCGCCTCACCACTGCCGGAATACACCCTCCACCTACCTGGCGGGGATACCAAGATCCTGTGCCGATCCTTTGAGAACTGGTCGCGCATCATTGGCCTCAACCTGGCCTGGGTGCTAGCCGACGAGATCGACACCGTGGCGCCCTCGATTGCTAGCAAGGCCTTCCCCAAGATCCTTGGCCGCTTGCGTGCCGGCAACGTGCGGCAGTTCGGTGCAGCCTCGACGCCAGAAGGCTTCCGCTGGATGTGGAACACCTTCGGCAGTGACGATGCTCAGCAGCGAGCTGACCGCCGGCTGATCAAGATGCGGACGGCAGACAATCCCCACCTACCGCCGGATTTTATCGAACGCCTTCAAGCCAACTACGACCCCCAGTTGTTGCGGGCGTACTTAGACGGTGAATTTGTCAACCTGACCACCGGCCAGGTCTACGACCGCTTCAACCGCATCAAGCACGTCCGCGACGACTTTGCGGCCATCGAAGACGAAGAAACGATCCTTGTGGGCATCGACTTCAACGTAGGCAACACCAACGCAGCCCTAGCCGTGCGTCGTGGCCGGGAGCTGTTCTTCTTTGATGAGATCGCTGGTGCCCATGACACCGATGCCATCGGCCAAGAACTGCGCCGCCGCTACCCGCACGCCCGCATCCTGGGCTACCCCGACGCCTCTGGTGCCAACCGCAGCACCAACAGCACCCGCAGCGACGTGGCCATCCTGG